ATATAATTATTGACGCGAGGTTTCGGCAGACCTTTTGCCTTGGCAAGATCAACTTTTTCCTTGTACTTTACAATAGCAGCAAGAAACTCTTGGTTGTCAACATAATGTTGTTTTTTCTTAGGTGCCGATTTCGATTTCATATCGTATTTGCTTTGTTTATATTATAACATACTTGACAGGTATGTCAATTACATGTACAATAACCATGTAAGGGTTCAAGAGTCATATAGCTTCTCAAATAAAGCACGAGCTTCATTAATTTTACCTAGATACCCAGCAGTCTTTTTGATGTCTGCCTGGTTCTGGGTCATTTTTCTGTTGGCGATATCTTCTCCTAAGATGTATGCTTCATACATCAAGGTAACATCTCTACTCATAGACGCGACGGTCAGAATATCTTTCTCTCTTAAGATAAAGAAATCTTCATCTGACATTTGCATCCATCGGGTGAAACCCATGCCGCGAACGACTTTATGCTCACCTATTTCTTTTGTTACTGCATGTACTGCTACAGGATCCTGTAAAAATACAAGCGACTCTCCATGGTCTTCAGTCAAAACTGCTTTGCCGAGAATCTCTTCTCCACTAACAAGTTTGAAGATACCATGAAATTCTTCATCGTGTTTTGCGTAACTAATCATAAGCTTTTACTTTTACGTCTATGATTTCATAATTAAAATTTTCTTCATTATATACTTTGACTCTTTCCATTAGATGATTGAGAGTATAGTTATTACCCCTATCAGTGGAAATATCATCAGCAATATCATAAAGTGTTGCTTGTGACTTATTTTGTCCTTTCCTTAGAACTCGACCAATTGATTGTAGGTTACGAACTCTGGACTTAGAAGGAGAGGCAAAAATAACGTTGTGTAATCTTTTGATGTTAATACCTGTTGAGAATGTCCCGTAAGATGCAACGATGATTGCATTATCAGAGGATTCAGTTAAACGCCTTACCTCTTCTCTATCATCAACATCGACACCACCATGTACAAAAAATACAGGTCTGTCTGTACCACTATTTATCAAGTTGTAAAGAGGTAGTCCATGTCGTTCTACATAGTTGAAGAGGACAAGCGTGTTACCCTTTAGATCTCGCGCAAGATTACGGATAAACTTGTTCCTACCTTCGTGTTCTACAAGGTAACCGATCTCATCTTGGTATCCTTCAAAGAGTTGTTCTTCATGTTTTAAGAGAACAATCTTAACTTTGAGTTTAGCGATATGACCCGCTTCCATAAGTTTCTTTGTTCTGGTAACCTGTGAGCATCTACCGAACACTCCTTCAAGGACCAATTGATTTACATTTGCACCATCTAGCGTACCCGTAAATCCAATACGATATTTACACTCATGCAACTTACTCATCAAGGAAGTCAAAGATTTAGCTTTGAATTGGTGCGCCTCGTCACCGATCACAACATCAAACCTGTCAAACCACTTTCTAGGTTCCTTGTAAATAGACTGCCAAGTGGTAATTATCACGCTATGTTCCGTGTATTTGTCTTGCCCCGCATATATTTTGTGGCAGTCTTTGGTAGCCATCCATCCGTATTCTTCAAAGTCTTTGTACATCTGCTCGACGAGAGAAGTAGTCGGCACCACGATTAATACATTTCTCCCGACATTAGTATGGAATCGAACCAATGCATAAATCATTAACGATTTGCCTGATGCTGTGGGCGACAGGAGCAACCTTCTATTATGCTTCAGTGCTTCGTAGATCGCTTTATATTGATAGTCCCGTACCTTCAGACTCGGGGGTAGGCGCAGTGATTTTACAAAACCTACAACCGACTTGGGAGTAATCATAGGGTTGTCCGCTAACGGATGACCAAAATATTTGTCATCTTCTACTGTGTATCGGTATCCTTTCTTCTCTGCCCAATCTAAAAGATATTCAATGAGACCACAATAGATCTCACCTGTTGCTGGTGAATATAAACGAATCTTTCCATCCCATCCTCTGTACCTTCTAGTCTTCTGCATATACTTAGCAGACTCTACTTCAAAAGTAAAAAAGTCTGCTAACTCATAATGAAGATGAGACTCCGCCTCAACTTTGAGATATACTTCATTCTTCTTACGAATAAGGAGGTCCATAAAACCATGCTACAAAAGATTCACGTTGTCCTGAAGTGATAGGGCGAACCCTGTGCCATTGATCACCTTGGAAAAAAATAGCAGACCCAGATTTCAACTTGAATGTTCGGAATCTTGGATCTGTCTCTGGTTTATATATCTCCAAATCAAACTCGCCTCCTTCGTAGTCGTCATTTAGGAAGAGAGTCATACTTATTTTTCTTACTAATCCTTTTACTGGATGAGGATGCTGATCTACATGCCAGTCATAAAAATCCCCTACACCGTACTTGCCATACTGTACTGCTTCCATACCAGTAATATTCAAGTTCCAACGTGCTTGTTTATTAACTGATTTCACCATACGCAAAAGCATGGATAGAAGTTCTCTGTCTCCCACCCATGCTATCTCTGAACTTCTATTGTCTTGTATTCCGTTATGAACGTGTCCTCTAGACCAATTATGATTCTCTGAAACTACTCTGTTGACAATTTGCATTGCCGCTCTGTTGAATACAACTTCTTTGTAGTAGAGACCGTAGTTCATTAGAATCCATTCTTAAATTTTTCCCATTCAATTGCATTCTTGATTTGGAAGTTGCGGTTGTTGATCATCCGCAAGACACCTTCAAGAAAATTTAGAACTGTCTCTATGTAGTCAATCTTGTATTGTAGTTTAACTACATCCTCATCAGCATCAATAAACATAGAGATCTCTTCTTTAGTGGTAAGTTTGAGATCAAACGGCATCTCTTTATACTTCTGGGCAGGTGCCTTACCCTTGTAATATAACCATTTCTCTTTCGTCATTCGACGCATCTCCAACTCACGTTCTTTCTTCATCAGTGAGAAGGTATTGAAAAACTCCATATATCTCATATGAAGTTGTGGGATTTTAGTGGATTCTTCACAGTATAGATCACCATCGATCTTACTATCTTTCTTCCACATCTCCTGTAGTTGTTCTAAGTTCATTACGAAAATAATTCAGTTTCATTTTAAAATGTTAAATTTTTTAAGGACATATAATGTAAGGGCAGTCCAAAAAATAATTTCAAGTGCGTAATTGGTCATCTGCGTTTTTGTGAATTCTTATCCCTGACTTCAAAGATAGTATACTTGAAAGTACAGGTTGCTGAGAAGTATTCATTATCACCACCAGTCACATCAAATGATAGCGTTGATAATTCTACTGGGAATAAATCTTTGAACACAACGTCAAAGTTTACTCGGTTGTTATTGTTTAAAACTTGGAGGGTTGCATCAGAAAATCTAGGATCTTGTGATGGATCATCTCTATGGATTGATCTCCATCTACCTCTCTCTGATAACTCCTGAGGAGTACCTAATGCTCTCATCCAGTTATGGAGCTCCATATAGTTTCTAAGATCTTCATCCACAATAAATGTGATGGTAAGATCTCCATACCGCATGTTACCTTCTACGGGAATGGGGACAAGACCTCTGGTTGGAATGTTAACCTCACCTAAAGTCATTGTTGGGATCTCTGCTCTCTGGCACAAGAATGATGCTTTCTTTGCTTTATCGAGAAGAAAGATAAACCCGATAGGTGAAAGATAGTTCTTGTTTGTGAGTTGATCGTTATACCAGTTTGCCATTTGTTTAGAGGTTAGCGTTTTCTACCCAACCAGTTGCGATATATTTGTCTCCGCTGAGAGGAGGATTACCTCTGTGGGTGTGTGTAAACCCAGCAGGCCAAATTAATAATCTTCCTTTGATTGGTGTAAATCTTTTACCAAGGTACAGAAATTCTGTTTCTCCACCTTCCTCAACATTATTGAGATACATCATGTGAGCAAGAACTCTTTTGGTGCAACCAGGCGCACTATTTTCAGAGTGCCAAGCATGATATCCTTCAGACTTACGAGTTCTTTGAATATTGAGATATGCAGATTGTAATTTATACATCGTGAGACGTTCATACTTACCAGCATATTCATTCATACACATGTTCAAAACTTGATTGTACCGT